TTCGAGACGTATAATGAAAACTCGGTCGGCCTCGGCATCCCCTATGTGGTGACGAGGAACAAGGTCGGCATCATCGAGCACCATTATTATGATGATATCCCAACTAACGGTCTGGACATCACGAACACGCTTGTCGACCTCCCTTTCTACCCCGGCCCAGGTCTTACCAAACTGAGCGAGCGCCTCTACAACGGGTCGAACGCTGATGGCAATATCCATTATTGCCAGATCGGAGATCCGCGAGACTGGGTCGCATCGGTCAGTATCGACGGGCCTGGATTTATCCCGTTCAGCCGGCATTCACCCAACACCCAGTTCTTGCAGGGGATGACCTACTTCCGCAACCTGCTCGTTGCGCTCTTCGCTGATTCGATGCAAATCTGGTCGGTCGATACCAACCAGGGCAATATCAGCCTTGTCGAAATCCTCAATGGCCCAGGCACGCTCTACGAGCGTGCGCTCGCCAACGTTCTTGGCGATACCTTCTATTTCAGCCGTGGTGGGTTCCGCTCACTCCGGTCTGCATCTATCGAAGGTGAGCGTTTCGAGTCTGATATCGGCGTGAAGATCGAGAGCCTGTCAGATGATCTCCCGGTTGATCCAGAGCCGGTGGCGAAGTGGTTGCAGTTCAGGGGCTCGTACCTCTGTTCCTTCGGTAATCAGGTTCTCCAGTTCAAATATATCCCGTCCGAGGAGGTCTTCGGTTGGACGCTGTGGGAGCTCCCTTTCACCATTACGGATATCGTTGAGAGCGGCAGCAATCTGTTCTGCCGGGATAGCGACCACAATATCCGCGAGTTCAGTGATGACCTCGACAATGACAGTGGCGTCCCGGTTGACTGGGAACTCAAGACGCAGTTCATCGCTCGCACCGGTGAGGCGATGCTGTGGAACTTCGTCGATCTGAGCATGGGCATGGACGGCGAGGCCCGCATCTACGCCTACCCATTGCAGGAAGCACCGGATGAACGCGACGACCTCGGTGTGTGGTCTGGTACTTCCGATCCGCATGAGCGGGTGTACCTTTCCTACACGGCCCCCTCGCTAGCTATCGGGTGGGCGGGCACAGGCTTTTGGCAACTCGATGCATTCTCACTGAGAGTGAATAGGTTGGAGGCATAATGGGTTTTCCCCCTCAATATCGGCCGAAGTTCGATCTCGCCCAGGCTATCGCCAATGGCGATATCCCGTCTGCCACGGAGTTGGCGACGGAGCTTTTCAATGCCGCCGCATCGATCAACGAGTCAATCTCATTCATTCGGTCGATATCCACGGCAAATCAGCGTGTTGCTCCGGCCCAACTCAATGCGACGACGTTCGTCATCGAGGATGAGCAAACTGGCAGCGCCGCGCAGACCGAGATCCTGTACCAGAATAGCGTCACGGTCGACCCCTTGCTGGCGACCGTTGGCGTTTTCATCAACGGCGAACGGCTCCCGCCGAGCGATGTGACGGTCGCTTCTGACCGCGTGACGGTCACGCCGGCCTTGACCGGCGGCGAAGAGATACTTCTGGAGATCCACGACAACGCCGATTCGGTGTTCTCGAAACTCGGGTCCATCAGCGCCAACCTCGGCGCCAGCCTCGTCGGTATCGAAGACATCGACGGTCTGTACGCCTCCTCGAATGTCGAGGAAGCGTTGGCTGAGGTCAAGTTCGCGCTCAACACCTTCGTCGCTCTGGTTGGTGATCTGTCGAAATACCTCCGCGCCGATGTTGCGATCCCCTGGGAAGTCGACCAAGATGCCGGTGGGTACAAACTGACCAACGGTGTGGAAGGCACCGACCCGACCGATTTCGTCATTTTCAGACAACTGAGCGATATCATCGAACAGTTCGTCGACCTCGGTGGCCGCTTCCTGCCTATCGCAGGTGGCGTGATGAACGGCACGATCAGCATGGCTGGCAACGCGATCACCGCGTTGGTCGCCACGCCGACGACCGCCATTGGCGACCCCGGCTATTCCTCGGTGGCCCGGTACGCTGCGACCAAGGAGTACATTGACAATATCGCGGACTCCATCACAGGCGGTGGTGGTGCGCTTGACGGCTACCTGCCGCTTGCCGGCGGGACGATGTCCGGCGCTCTCGATATGGACGGTAACGAGATCCAGGGCATCCCGACTGCGGATGCTTCTGGCGAGCCGGTTGAATATGACCAGTTCACAACGGCTATCAGCGGCATCGGCAGCGTCACGGCGCAGAGCACTACACAGGTTATCTCGAACACTTCGTTCGATATCGGCGCCCTTCCTGATAACTCTATTCTTCGGGCGGTTATCGACTTCGAGGATGTCGACCATACCTATGTCGTAGAGTTCACCCTCTTTGCGATCGGCAGCCGGTGGTATCCAACGGGCGAAGTCTACGAAAAGAGCACGGACAAGGTTGGTGGCGCTACGGAGGCCCGGTGCAAGAACTGGGATCAAGAACAGGTGGGTGTGTGGCGATGCGACGGCGATGTCGGCGGGCACTTTAGCCTTGAGTTCGACTTCACATCGAGGGATTTCGCGTGCGTTCTCACAACCGGCAAGACCGGCTCTGCATTTTTGAACGTGGCGTACAATGGCTTTTCGTTCTGAGGGGGATGAGTAATGCCGATTGAACAAGAGCAGAACCAGCAATCCGCTATCGCCGGCATCGGCGATCCTATTCCTGGCAATATGAATGACCAGTTCGGTGGATACCAGACGTTCTTGCCTGACCCGAGCACGCAACAAGTTGCGGGCGACCTGAACCAGCAGTTCGATCAGTTCGCCAATCAGGCGAACCCGCAGTTGGAGCAGCAGATCGACGAGGCCGGCATCAGGGCCGAGGCTACCCGGTCCCAGTTGGAGAACGCCGGGCTGCTCGGCCTTGCCAATCAGTTCCGGCAGGCCCGGTCGGCGATCAACAGCAATGTCGCCCGACGCGGCACCCTCGGTGGCAGCTTCCAGATGGGCCAGGAGATTCAGGCCGGCGAGGCGGCACAGCGCGGCGCTGCCGATGTGACCGCGCAAGCGGCCTCGGCAGCGGAGCAGCAACGGCTGGCCGAGATCGCCCCGCTCTATGGGTTCCAGATGGACCTTGCCGGTGGTTCGCCTTTCGCCGACTTGAGCCGCGACCTCATGATGCAGGACCTCCAGCAGCGCGGTCAAGGCGCCCAAGGCCAGTTCGACATCAACTCATCCATCGAGAACATCCGAGCCGGGTCTGAAATGAACCGGGCCGGTAATATCAACAGCGCCCTCCAAGGGCTGGCTATGGGCGTGCAGGGTGGGATCACCGGCTATCAGAACCAGCAGTACATGAACAACTTGCGTGGTATCTATGGCGGTGGCGGTGGCGCTCAATTCGGGTTCAACAGCGGCAATCTCCAGAACTACAATCTACCCGGTGGTGATATCCTCCAGAGGAACCCCAACTCTGGCGTATCGGTAACGCTCTAGGAGGCTATGGCATGCCCGCTTTTCTTATCCCTGCTGCCATTGGAGCCGCAGCGCTTATCGGTGGATCGATCCTCCGCAATGACGCATCAGACCGTCGTGAGGGCGCCCTGAACAACGTCATGGATGCCCGCCAGCGGGCATCTGGCCGGTTCAACGAGCGCCGCAATGACCTCCTGACCGATGCGCTCGGTCAACTCCCCGGCTTTGCCGAGCGCCGACAAGGGCTGATCGGCGATGCCGTCACCGGCCTCGGAGGTCGGGGCGCTACTATCGATAACGCTACCAATCAAGGCCAACAGCGCATCCTCGACAATGCCGCCGGAATGGACCTCTCTACGGCCATTCCTGGCGTTGGCGGGCTCGACACCGGGGCCGGCGCTCAGAGGGCCATGGCGGCGCAGGGAGCGCCCTTGACGGGCGCTTTGCAGGGGTTGTCGGCGAGCCAGATGGGCCAACTGGCCGGGCAACGTTCCACGGGGAACATTATGCAGCAACTGGGGGTCGGGCAGACCCAACTGGGCCGCGATCTCGGAAACTTCCAAGGCGATCTGTCCATGGCTCAGGCCAACATCGGCCTCCAAGACCTCCTGAATAGCCTCTTCACGAACGAACGCTTGCAGAGCGCCTCTCAGGTTGGGGGCCGATCCAACGCTGTTGGTGGCCTGCTGCAACAGGTCGGTGGCGGTCTTCTCGGCGGTGGCATACAAAACTTGTTCTGATAGGATATCGCTATGGCCCAAATCAGTCGTGAACAGGTCCAGTTCGGGGTAGTCCCTGGCCTCGCCCGCTTGGGTGAGGTTCTCGCCAATGCGCTGAACCGGCAATCTGACCTCAATATGCGGCTTGAAATGGCCCGCCTCAAGCAGGGCGCACCATCGTCCGACCTCCCTAGCGGCAGCCGGTTCGAGCGGGTGCGAAGGGATCTCGAACGAGCGCAAGCGGACACCAATGAGGCATCGCGCATCCCGCAGGCCCCCACCGGAGAGGTCGACCTGGTAACTGGCGAAGAGGTCATGGCTCCCGATGTCTCTTCGGGGGCCAAGATGGTTCAAGGCAGCAGCATGGCCGGCACCCTCCCTCCCCCGCCGGAGGGCGCGGGCGAGCAGGAGGTGGCCAACTACACCCGGTTCATGGGCAAGGTCATGACCCCGATCCAGGAAGGGCTCACGCGCATCGGCACCCTCTACGACTCTGCCACCGAGGAGGGGAATGCGCCGATGACGAAGAAGATCACCGAGGGCGTCCAGAACGCGATACTCAACGACAGGATGAGCCCCCAATCGGTCGTGTCGTCTGGCATCCCCGAGTTGACCAAGCTGTTCCACATGACGGAAACCAACCCTGGTATTCTCAGGGAGGTCATGAGCTTCTACGCTACCGGCGATCAGGTCCAAGACAGCCGGGCGCAGCGCCTGATTGACATGGTGGACAGCCTCGGCATCGATCCGCGTCAACTCGGTAACATACCGGGCCTGCTCAATCAGCGGGTGCAGGAAGCTATGGAGGGTCATCAGGCGCAGAAGCTCGCAGACACCCCGCCCGTCGAGCGGGTCAACGCCTTCGCCAAGATGGTGAACCCAGAAGTGCGAGCCATACCGGATGGGGAGATCAACCTCGTCCAGAACCGGGCCAATCAGCGTTTCCTTTCCGGCAAGGAAGCGATACCTGGGCATCAACCGACGATGGGCCAGTTCGCCGTCAACGGGCAGCCCCGCCCAGACCTGAACCCCAACCCTGGGTACGTCAAGCCGGTCGAGGTTGATAAGGTCTATGGCGAATATATCGCTGCCGACCCGAACAACCGTAACTACTTCACATGGGTCCGTGATACCGAAGGGGGGCAGGCCCACGATGACGAAGTCCTGAATGTGATAAATCATGCATCCGATGTGCGCGGCATTATTACTCGCGGCCTTGAGCGGGCGCAAGGTCGGGCAGTCGGTGGCGGCGTTATTGCACCGATGTATGGGCTCGACGGTATGCTGGGCGGTAAGCAGGTAGAGGCTGGCGTAGGCAACGACATTGTTGTCAAAACGGCAGGGCGGTTCAGAACATCCGGTGTTTCCGGTGATCTCAACGCCTACCGCAATGCGGAAAATATTTTCAAAGCGGCAGGATTTAATGCCGTCGACAGGCAGTTCGGTGCTGCACTTGTTCAAGCCACCGACGGCAAAATCTCAGTCAACGAGGCATCGCAGATCCTACAGGCGGATAAGCCGCAACTGATTCAATTGCTCAACAAGCTCCCGCAAGGCGAGCAGTTCGCTATCAAGCGCCTGATGACCGCATTCGGTCGAACGGTCAGCGGTCAAGGTCTTCCAGTTCAAAAGAGGTTCGAGGTTGAACGGCCCGCCCAGAATACCAACCGGCGAGGGGGTTCCAGGCGGACTAAAAGGAACAGGAACAATCCCGCTTTTAGGAACTCTGGCGTGGACGGCGGAAGGGGTAACTAATGCCCGACGATCTCACAGATATCATCGGCGATATCGGCCCGTTTGACCCGAATGCTCAAACGGCGCAAGATATCCACATCGGCCAAATGGCTGAGTCGTTCAAGCAGTTTGACGAGATGACTGGCCTCCCGTTCTCGGCGCAGGGCATGTCCATCCCGATCCAGGCTGCTGGTTCTCTCACTTCGCTCGCTACTCGCCCGCTCGACCTCTTTGGGTCGGGCATGGCAGACGACCTGAATCGGCAGGTTGATCTCGTAGGCGCGGGTGCCGAGCGCCAAATCGAGAATGCGAATCTGGTCGGGCTTTTTGGGGACCGTGTCAGCTCAGAGCGCCTGCTACGCGGTGTTCGCGTCGCCGGCACTTCGGCCTTGACGAACCTCCCGTTCGCGGGCCTGGGCATGGGCGGCATCAGGGCCGGCGCTATGAGCGGCGCCTACAACCAGAAGGTGACGCAGGCCAGAGACGCAGGACTGAGCGAGCTTGAAGCGCAGGGTGTGGCCATCGCCTCTGGCGTCATCGAGGGCGGCATGATGACGGTCATGCACAAGCTCGGGATGGGCGGTTTCGATACCGGCGCCAAGCAGGCGTTCTTCAAAGATGGCATGCGGAAATATGCCGGTGCGATAGCGACACGGCTTCTGAATGCTGGCGCCCAAGTCACTGGTGAGGAGATCGAAGAACTCAGCATCTATGCCGGTAACTACATGGTCGACCGCCTCTCTGGTATCCGGCCCGAAGAGGCTGACTGGGATGATATCGCTAGCGAAGCGGCCGATGTCGCTTTTTCGACGTTCTTGTCCACCGGCACCGGGCAGGCGGCTCAACAGACGCAAGGCGCGGTCAATAAGCGCAAGCGTGAAGCCGTTGCTCGCGGTATGGCCAAAGAGCGCCTCGGACAGATCCGACAAGACCAGAATGCAGCTATGCAGGGGTCCGACGACATTCGGTCGTATTCGAGCAACTGCCGGAGGTCGCAGGCGCCAAGATCGACCAACTCACCGAGAACGACCTCCCTGGGCTGCTCGACGGCGCCGCCGACCTCGCCACGGCTGAGAACATGTCGAGGATTCGCATGTCGCTTGGCGAGATGCAGCGGCAGGACCAGATCGGGGCTGCTGATGACCAAGTGGTCATGGGCGGAATTCAGGCTGGCCTAGACGCCCTGCGTAACGCCAAGGTCGATACGACCGACCTCAGAGACGCGGTCGCCACTGCCCCTGATGCAAATACTGCATTGGAAGCTATCCGTCAGAGTATATCTACTAGGAAGGTCAGGGATGTGTTCGAGCGGGCGTTCACGCGAGGCCAGACCGATGCCTCCATCGGCCAGCAATCCGGTGTTCTCGACGCTCAAGCTCGCCTCGGCGAGCTTGAAGCCGGCCTCGATAAGATGGGCCGGAACCAGACCGAAGGCCCGGCAACGCCTGAGACGATGAATGCCGCCGATGTGTCGGAGGCCCAGAGGCTCGCCCGTGACGGTGTGAACCGGGCCAACAGCATGCTCGATGTGGCAGAGGCTAATGCGACGACCGATGAGGATCGGGCCAACATCCAAGAAGCCCGCAACATGGTCGCCAGGATCGATCCCAATGATACGCCCGATACGGTGCGTAGGAACGTCGAGAGGACCATCAATACTATCAGAGGCTCCGTCACCCCAGAGGGCGCAGAAGCGGCCATGGCGGCGACAGAAGCCACCGCCGGGCCGATGGACGAAGATGTGGTCCAAGAGCGCCAGAGGCCAACGCCAGAGGCCAAGGCGCTCTCGCTGGAGGAACTCCGGCAACGCCGGGATGAAGCGGCCGCGCAGGGCGCCCCGCAGGATATCCTCGACCAACTCGATGCCGGGATCACCAAGGCTCAAGAGGCGACCAATCAGGCCCGGCAAGAGCAGAGCACGCTCGATGAGGCTGACGCTGCTCAGATCGACGAGCAAGTGGCCGACACGGCACGCGATCTGCGTGAGGGCCGGGTGCCCGAGGCGGCACTCGTTCCGACCGATGCCAGCCCAGAGGAGGTCATAGCGGCGGTGGAGCGGGCCGTCACGGCTTTCGATAAGGCGTTGGAGGGCACCGGGGCCAAGGTCGTCAACAAGGGCGGCTACATCCAGATTACGCTCCCTGGCAAGCGGAACATCGCGGTCCTGATCGCCAGCGAGCAGGAGTCGTTGAAGAGCGCCTCGGCTCGGCGCAACGCCCGGTCCTCATGGGCCAGCCTGATGGCGCACATGGCGACCCAGCTACCCGGCGCCACTAGCGACACCGTCATGCGGGCGCTCAACGACAAGTTGAAGCTCAAGGCCGACCCCGGCCAGGAGCTCAAGACATGGCTCGGCATGACCGACGCGCAGCGGGCTACCAAGCTCCGCTCGAACGGTGTTCAAACGCCGGCATGGACGATTGCCACGGCCGATAGCGGTCGCCTCCCCATCGACGCCGATGCGTTGGTCTATCTGACCTCCAGCGCGGCCATCGACACCGGCAACGATGTGTTCGATGCGGCCATGGAGGAGATCAACCATATCCTGTTCCAGCGGGCGCTGACCGACTCCGAGATCAATGCGATCTACGATGGTCTTAGGGAAAGAGGACCGCATCGGCGAGATCGCCGAGGGCAAGCGCCGCAATAACGGCGATCTGGTCGAGGCCGCATATCAACGCTACAAGGAGTGGCTGGCGAACCGGGATGCGGTCCCGGCAGAGAAGACGCGAGGCATCTTCCGTCGCATCCTCGACTTTTTTCAGGGGTGCAAACAATCTCGCCAACAAGGCCAAGGACGACCCGGTCCTGTCGGCCATGAACACCTCGTTCGCCGCTATCATGGAAGACGCGCCGGGCCGGCAGTTCGAGCAGGTGCAAGGCACCATCGAACCCGGTTCTGGAGGCACGCACCACACGCGAGCGCCGGGCGCTCAATGCTGAACTGAGTGAGTTCCGCAGGCGCCAGAGGCCCCAGACGCCAGAAGAGGTGATGGGGCGGGAAGAGGTGCTCGCTCGTCAGCAGGAGGGGCGCCGGCAGGGCCAGGAAGCGAGCCGGGCCGACCGCGTGGCCCAGCAGGAGGGCCGGGCCGAGGCCGCTGCCTACGAGCAGTTGGATCGTGCGCGAGCGCAGGAGATCAAGGCTGAGGTCACGGCTTATGAAGCCCTGGCGCGGAAGGCCCAGCAGGAGGGCCGGGCCGAGCAAGTAGCCTACGATGCTCTCGCCCGTGAGGCTGAGAGGCTGGATCGCACGCTGACCGCTGAGGAGCGCGATGAGGTCATCGCCCGGCAGCAACTCTCCAACGAGCAGGGGCGTCAAGTCGCGCTCGAATCCATCGCTGAGATCACGGCCAGGATGGAGCAGGCCCGTGAGCAGGAGCGCGACCTGGCACGCGAAGAGCGCGATGAGATCCGCGCCTATGAGGAGTTGGAGCAAGAGCGCCTTCGCGCCACCGAGGCCGGCGAGACGGCAGATGTCACGACGCTCAAGGCCGAGAACGCCCGGCGCCGCCAGCCTCTTGAGCAGAGGATCGCAGACCTTCGCCAGGAGAACCTTGATCTCCGGCAAGAGATGAACATGGCTGAGGACGAGCAAGAGGTTGCCCGTATCGCCAGTAACATCGCTGCTAATGCGCGTGAGATCGAACAACTCCGCATCGACATCGAAAACATCCGCATCCCCGAGCGCCCGGTCGGGCCTGAACAGCAGCAGCGCCGGGCCGCTCGTCGGGCGACCGATCTCGTCAACGACATGCTTCCGCCCGGTCAGCAGGTTGATGACGCTAACATGATGATGAAGTTCATCGACCCCGGTGATCTTGACCCGAAGGCGGAACTGCAAGGGCGCAACCCCAGCAACCTTGCCATTCAGGCCGTTACCGATACCGGCCGGGTGATGCTCAAGCGCATCCGCTCGGAGATGGCAGATAAGCCTACGTCCATGAGCAAGGCGATGTCTGAGCGCCTCGGCCAGGAGATGCGTCAAGGGCGCAGCGATCAGCAGATCCTCGATGATCTGAGCCGGCAGGTGGAGGAAGGCGTTGAGAAGCTCAAAACCGCCGGCCGCATCGGCGAACTGTCCACTGCATACGATCCTGATAACTATACGCCCCCGATTCCTATCGAGATCGGCGAGCAGGAGATGCTCGCCCAGATCATCAGCAGCACGACAGCCCAGATTGCGAAACTGACCTCGCAGCGTAACCAGGCTAAGAATCAGGCGATCAGGGATTCGATTGCCAGCGACATGAAGCCATTGTACCGGAAGCTCGGTACGGCTGCTCGACTGAACATCATGGTCGGCACCCAGGCCGCGCAGATCCTGGCATCGCGTCGTGACCTGCTGCAAACCCCTGAAGACCGCCGTGAGTTGTTTGACCGCCGGTATGGCGAACTGACAATCAAGCAACTGGATAAGGTTCGGAAGCTTCAAGCTCGCGGGCAGTTTGCGGAAGCGCAAGAACTGACGGTGAAACTGACCAAGGCGAACATGGACCGTGTCGATAAATACTTCGGCAATAGAGTTCAACGTGGCGTTGGCGGGTCTGTTATCTCAAGCGCAGCCGATATCACACTCGATGATATGGACGACCCCGATACATTCTTCCAGCTTATCTCGGCGGTTGAAATCGCCAAGCAGGGCAAGAGGGGAGGTAAGCTTCTCACCAGTCTGTACTCGCAGAACCTTCTGTCCCCAGGCACGATTGCTATCAACGTCGGTGGCAACTTCTTGAACCTCATAAAGGAAGGCGCTCTCTCCAACTTCACCGCTGCCGGTTACGATCTGGCCCGGTTCCTCACCAACTCGAAGATTGAAGACGCGCCAACGCTGAGAGCTGTTGGGCCGGCGTTTTCCGCTATGATGACTTCCATGCCGAATGCAATCGTGTATGCATGGCGGTCGTTTTTGAGCGGCGTATCGCACACCAAGCTCGACCTCCTCGGCTACTCGGGCCGGCTCAAAGAAGCCGAGGCGCAGGCCCGCTACGGTAACACCCAAGGGATTCTGGGGTTCATCAAGAACTACATGTTCCGCCCCATCGGTGCGGTCGATGAGCTTTTCTACCATGTCGCAGCGCAGGCGGCTATCGCCACCGAGGCTACCAAGAAGGCATACCTGCAAGAGGGTTTAACCGGCGAAGCAGCGGGCCGTCGTGTGACCGAGTTGATCGAAATGGCCGGCGACCCGAAGAACGAGAGCGCCGACGCGATGGAACTCAAGCGCCGGGCCTTGGCCTATGCTACCGAGACGACCTTCAAGTTGGATGACGAGAACGGCGATATCGACGGTGATAGCCTCGATAAACTGTTCAACAGTATCCAGCGTCTTCGCACATGGACCGCCTTTGATATCGACCCCGACACCCCGATCTTCGGTAAGATCGCTCCACTCATCAACGGGCTCCAACCCGGCATGCTGATCCTGCCGTTCTACACGACCATCGTGAAGATCATCGGCACCGGGTTGAACATGACCCCCATTGGGTCGATGACGGCAGTCCGCGAGTTCTCGAAAGCAGGCAAGCAGACTGATGCGGTAAAGGCCGGCATACATCGCACACGTGGGCACCGCATGATCGGGCAGTCCATCGTCGGCTCGATTATGCTCGCCGTTGCGGCGCTCATGGGCGATGAGGAGGAGTTCTATCTCACCGGGTCGGTCGACCCCCGCGAGAAGGGCAAGCGGCGTATGCTCGAAGCGCAGAACAAGGTTCAAACGCTTCGCACCTTCGCCGGTGATGTGAACTACCGGCGCCTGGACCCGGTCGCCACCGGCCTGACGCTCGTCGCCGACGCCCGCGATGCCTTCTTGGCAACCGGCGCGGAGGCCGACAAGAGTTGGGCGGACCGCAAGGCATCGCTGTTGCAGAAGATGTGGGTCAACATGTTCGACAAGAACTTTGCCCAGGGCATCCGCAACTGGATCGATACACCTCGTCGTGGCGAGAGCAACCCGCAGATGTTCTTCGACAGCCTCCAGCGGGGCGCGATACCGGCGAGCGGTACGATCCGCTGGGCTCGCCGGTTCGTCGACCCGACTATCCGCATCCCGACCAGTTTCGTCGATGAGACGATGGGCGGGGGCGCCGAGCTTGTTGGACCGCTCTCAGGTGATCCCATTCAGGGCCGGGCGCCCGGTGCTCTGTCGGCGGTCATCACCAACTTCGGCGCGACCGTCAGGGCCGAGCCGAAAGAGCATGTCGCCAAGGCCGCAAACTGGATCGAGAAGACGAACGCCAACATTGCCGAAGACGGCGGAAACACTTGGCGACCGGCCCCCATCGGGAGCCGATTCAAGTTCGGCTCGACCAACTATGAGCTTGATGGCGACGACTACTTCGAGCTACGGCAGATCGCAGCCGAAGAGTTTGAGGGGGTGCTCAAGACCATGCGCTTCGACAAGGACGGAGGCACCGAGAATCAACTCGACAACCTCCGCAAGCGTTACAACAAGGCTAAGGCGCGGGCTCGTCGTCGATACATTTCGAGGCAGCGTACTCCCTGATGAGCTTGATGTACCCGATAGCGTCCTCGTAGCTATCGCCGTTGAGCGGGTTGGTCGTAAATCGAGCGACCTTGCTCATCAGCATCATCAGGAGGCCGGCGAAATCGGTATCAGCGCCACCGTGCGACTTGACGTATAGAAGCATCAACTCGTTCTTGGCTCGCTCGGCGGCGCCGTATTGCGGCCCGGCCAGGGTGCGAGGCCCATGCACCTCGGCCCGAACGTCGAGGTCGACAGGCCCGCCGTCGCCCTTCTCCTCGGACTGCATGACTGATTGGCGCCGGAACCCGGCGGAGAGTGGCTCATGCGTAGGCATCTGCAAGCTCATCTCGAACCTTCCGGCGGAACCACTGCGAGAGCGTTTCATCGCGCCGGGCCAGTAGTTTCTTCAATCGACGCATGTCTGGGTCGTCGCAGTAGACACACTGCCGAGCATAACCCCCGCCTTTCTTGGCGGGGTCTTGCTATTATTGTCTGATCTCGACATCATTGATCTCCTCAATCATGCTCCCACAACCATCTTCGGCGTATGCTATATAGCATACTTGTGATGTCAAAGGAGAACCCAGGTGACGGTTACTCTTCTGCCCTACTCCCGCCTTGCGTGTTCATCCTCGGGGCCTGATCCTGGGGGATACGCCCACCCTCGGGCCAAGGGGCAGGTGACGAATGATACTGGGTAAAACCCAGTTGGAGAGCGAGGCAGGACTCGAACCTGCACTAACCGGGAACAAATCCCGGTGCATTACCGATTATGCTACTCGCCCGTAGACGGCGATGCAGACCGCTTCTGCAATGCCATCGTGCGGCTTGCGCTTGCGGCCTGGGTAGAGATCGACGTTGGGATATCTCTTCGCTACCCAGGCGCAAGCGCCCGCCTTCTGCTTGTCTCGCGGGAGCCCCCGCACATGTGGGATGACCTCCTTCTTCCAGACCTTCGGCAGCACCCGGTCGAATGGCCATCGCTGCGCGAGGCATGCGCTCGTCAGGATGCCGGTGTTGTACCCGAAGTTGAACATCGACCTGGGCGCCTCATGGCCAAAGGTGCTCACATCTTCGATGAGCACCAGTTTGACCGTGTAACCCTGGAGGTCGATGAACTCGTTGATACGGCGGATCAGTTCGACCCCGTCGATTTCTTTACCGAGCAGGGGCAGTGGCTCGCCGTAAGCCTCGCCACCGGCGAGCACCGCCCACGCTCCATCTTGGCCGGGGTCAATCCCGAGAACGCAGTTCATGACAGGAGCCCCTCCAGGTCATTCTCCGCGCCTTCCCCCTCCCTCGCCGGCAACAGCTCCGACATCGGGATTCGGTAGGCTCGACCCAGGCGCCGATGCTCCAACCCACCGGATCGCAGCATCCGTCTGATCGTTTCTTCACAGCACCGAGAATCTGGGGCCGCTTTCCTTCACGTTCGCATACAGGTTTGCCATCGTTGTCTCCTGTATGGAACTGTAGCATCATTCCATCAGGTCGTCAAGCAAACTGTCGTCATCTGTGGGGTTGAGTATCTCCATCCCCTCTTCGTTGAGCCCGATGCCGACCCAACTGCGCTTGCGCCCATTCGCCCTGCTCTGCTCGGACCTGACGGTGCTGTAGGTCTGCTGGATCTCGGAGTGGAACCGATTGTCTGCGAGGGGCTTGTTACCATTTTTCAGGCAATAGAGCGTGTAGACGCGGTACAGGTCTTCCTTCAAGACCTCCTGCACGCCGCTGACCGTCAGGCAGTCCTGGCAGAACGAGTAGACCGGGGCTGCGGCCCGGCGGGCGCCTTCGAGCATCGCCTTGGCGTTATCGGTGATGGAGAACGCGCCCCCGTCTTCGATCAGATCGCGCATGCCCTGCACCGCCCAGTTGAAGATACCGGGCAGTTCGGTTTTGAGCCTGTCGGCCAGGCCGATGTCCTCGCGCCCGACGAACGATTGCTTGAAGATGAAGGGGATCATGCGGGCGATGATGGCGCCAGAGGGGTCCAGGAAGCTCGGCAGCCGGTTGCAGGCGACGACGAACCGGCCTGGCAGCTTGACGCCTTGGAGGTGATCTTTCTTCTTCCGGTTGATCTGGAGCGGGGAGCCGCCTGTTACCGCCTTCAAGAGGTCGATCACCCGCTCTTGGCCCCGGCCCGTGAGCGGGCTATTGGCCTCGTCGATGAAGATGATTGGCTTGCCGACGAGCGGCTGCATGGCGAAGTCGTTAGCAAGCTCTGAGAGCATCGGGAAGGCTGCGTTCTCCTCGCCCATCAACTCTTTGAGCACAGCCATGACCACACCCTTGCCGGCGCGGGGCGGGCCTTGGAGGAGGAAGAACTTTTGAAGGTCGTTACGCTGCGTCAGGATGTAACCGAAGAACTTGCGGAACTCTTTCTTCTCCGCATCCGTATCGAAGCAGTCGTCGACGAACTTCTCCCATTTCAGGCATGTTGCTTTCGGGCTATGGTCGTAGGGCAGCACCACCGTATTGAAGAAATCTTTGTCGTGCGGCTCGACCTTCGCGTCGGGGTCCATGGTGAGGTCTTCGAGCGAGATCATACCGTTGGCGAACACGGCCATCGGGGCCGGCGCTCGGTGGGGGTCGCTGATCCATCCAGGCATTCTCAGGTCTTCTTGCAGGACGAGGCTCCTGACCGTCTCTGTGATGCCCTTACCGGCGCTGGCCGAGCACTCAGCATCCTTGACGACCCGGCTGCATAGCGCCTCGGCGCCCATGATCTTCCAGCGTGTGCCGTCCCACTCCCAGTCATTCTGGGCCGACCGGAGCAGCCCACCTTCGTCATAGTTCCGCTTGAGAAATATCTGGGCGTTCGAGTAGGGGCTCGCGCCGTAGCCGAGCATGTCTTCAACGTCTCCGCTATCGAGCGTGTCGGCGATGAGCGTGTCCCCATACAATGCTTTATCGTCAATCGGGCCGAGCACCGATGACAACGGCGGTTTGCTGCTGGTCAGCGTGCCCGCCTTGAACTTGCCGACAGCCTCACGAACGATGTCGATCATTTCGTTCGGCGCGTTGATGTCGCGCTCTTCTTCGCGTGAGTGGAGGAACGGACCTTCGAGGAAGTCGACGATCTTCTCGCCGGGGCACCCGATGGCGACCAGTTCGTGCGCGGCTCCGTAGGCGTGGTGGTGCCGGGAGGTCTGGGTCTTCTGCTTGACGATGCGGTGCATCGCCAGCGATACCTCCTCCATATTGGGCTCGAACCCAGGGTCATAGTCGACCGTATCGCTGGCTGACCTGACCTTTTCGGCCTCGGCCACCATCCAATCTTTCAGATCGGAGATCGCCACCCGCTCATCGCCGTCGAGGGCGCCAACGCGATCACGCATCTTGATAGGCGGCTTGACTCCTTCGCCGAAGGTCGGCGGGGCCGTGTAGATCGGCTGGACCGGGTTGTAGAGGGAGGGATCTGCGATGCCGTGCGCCTTCCAGTACGCTCGCCACTGGAAGACATCGATATCGTCGTCGAGGAGGAACCAGAAGCGCAGGTAGAGGACGTTCCCTGGCGACCGGACCTGATAGCTACTGGTGTACTGATAGACGCACGCTGCCTTCTGGAATCGCTCGGGCAGTTGCTTCCTGGCCCACTCTGCCAATCTGGCCGGCGAGCGGCCGAGCATGCTCTTCGGAGCGATCATCTCGTCGATGTCGATAGCGACCCATGCCCGAGGGCACGGCTCGAAGTCGGCTTTGACGTTTGGGCGATCCTTGTACCGGCGATTGACGCCGGCCCCGCTATCGGTGGCGCGGGGGTCTTTATCGTCGACGAGAGCGCCGAAGATGGCGATGGCATTACGGCGCCGGCTGATCGCCTGAACGCTCTCCAGCAGTTCGTCGGTATCTCTGGCGTCGAAGGTCTGAACGTTCCATGTGTAGATGTTTGGATAGTTTTCGGATTGGATCTTTCCGTCGTCCTGTACGGAATACTTCTTGGAGCAAGATTGCCGGTGGTCCTTCGAGACAAGAACAGTGATTGATTCTGCCCTATGGGTATTTATGCTTGTCAGCGTCACGTTGGTTCTCCTAGTTGAGCGAAGCACCCCGCATTCCCTAGTCTGCGGGGTGCTTTCGTTGGTGCCTGGATATCATACCCAGGGGTGGTGGCATTCAACACCGATATCTAGTGGGTGCCTACTTCCGGTAGTACGACCCCTGCCAGGAATCGGCTCCGATGGGCAGACCCATGGCCCACCTCGGTAGCTCAGTCATGATGGCATCGAGTTCTTCGCATGTCACACGTCCTATCTTCTCGTCGATGACGATCTCATCATGGACGGTCAGGACCGGGTGCAGCCACTTCTTCTCGGCGCGTATCATTGCGAGCGCCATCAGTTCTCGGGCTACTGCCTGCGTTGCATTCTGGGCGAGCTTCCCGCCGTATGTGTCGAGCAGCTTCCACTTCTTGGTATAGCTGTCGACGCCCCAGTAATGGATCGCATCGACCATCTGATCCTTGTCCCAGGGCGCCGGTTTCGGCTTGATGTGCGCCTTGCGATAGGTCATCACCCGGCCCGATGGCAGGCGCATGCGGAGGTGCTTACCCGAGTGGATGAAGGTCATCTTACCGGCCTTGAACCACTGCTTCTTGTGGCGGCATGCCGAGAGCGCGGCCTGATTGACATCGTGCCAGAGCGCCTTTGTTGCGGGTCGCCCGTTGCGCCATGCGGCGACGATGTTGTCGATCTCCTCGTCGCTCAGGCCGAGCTTGTCGGCGCCGAAGGCGATCATGGAGCCGTAGCCGCCTTGGAACCCGAGCGCCAGTTCACAGGTCTTTCCTATCTTATCCTTCTTGCTGTGCTTACCCTTGCGGTGCTCGAATATCTCCGCGTAAGGCAGGTGGAAGATGTCGCTGGCGGCAACGCAGTACATGCGCTTGCCTTCTCGGTAAGCTTGCAGCACATGCTCTTCGCCGGCCAGCCACGCCAGCACCCGGCCCTCGATAGCCGAGAAGTCAGAGACGAGCAGTTCACGCCCCTCCTGGGCGCACAGGCAGGCTCGGATCAGGCTGACGCACACATCCATGATCTGGTCGTCGCCATAGCAAAGCTGGAGCATATCGAAGTCGCGCTTCAACACCAACTCGCGGGCGAGATCGTATTCGTTGATGCCTTCGTCTGGCTCGTACTTCAACACCCCCTGCGGCAGGTTCTGTAGCTGCACGATGTAGCTCGCCCACCGGCCCGTGTGGGCGCCATGGTAGCCCATCATGTTACGCAAGCGCCCGTCATCGCAGACTGAGAGCATGATCTTATCGAGCTTGGCGAGGCTGGACTTCCCGATCTCCTGTCGGATCTCGAACGCCCGGCGCAGAGCCGGGTCTGTAAGATTCGGGTCGTCGAGGTATTCTGTGACCTTGTCTTTGGCCACACTCTCAACCGGGTAGCCTCGCGACTTGGAGAACGCGTAGATATTCTTGAACTGGTTTTCCGTTTCGACGGCGCCGTCAGTCAGTTCTGACAGTTCCTCCCGGCGCACAACGCGGATCGTCTCGATCACATCGAGAATGGCTTTGACCAGAGCCTTGTCGACGCCGATGCCACGCTCGTTCATGCGGAGATCCATGTCGCGGATCTCTTTCTCCTGCCGCCTGATGCGGGGCAGCGCCTTGCTCAGGGCCAGTTCCGCCTTCGTGTCGTCCCGGCAGTAGTCGTAGAGTTCTTCGAGAGCCTCGGGGGTGTGCTTTCGTCTCGGGTCGCTGTTGGCCTTGATCGGTTTCCACGGCTTGCACAGCGTCAGCATGAGCTTGTGACCGATCATGTTCTTCTGACCGACATCCAACTCCCTGACGCACTCTTCCAGCTTGCCGGGCAGGCCAGAGCATCGTGCATCAGCCTGGAGGTCGTAGAAGGCATCCATGCCGGGCCATGTCCACCCGTATCGCTCGACCAACACCCACCGCCAGATGTTCATGTCGAACTGCACGTTGTAGGCTGCGAGGTAGCCTCCCTGGGCAGGCACATCGGTCAGGCTGATCGGCGGCGGGTCGCCAGGAACCCACAGGTGGACCTTATTGGGGCTCTTACTGAATGGGTTGTTGAAACTGAGGCAGAGAACGTCGGTGCTCGGATCTCGCGCATAACGAGCGGCGCCGACCTTTGTGAGGTCGACGCCGCTGTACGTTTCTACGTCGAAGACCGCGAGCGTGGGATGCTCACTCACGGCCCGCCCCTTACATCAAGGCGTCGAGGTCATCGGGGTCGGCGCCCGATTCTTCCCCGTCGTCAGGATCTTCGTCGTAGTTGGCGGGATCTTCGTCGTAGTTGGCGGGATCGTTCTCCTCAGACAAGTCGTACTTCTCGACCTCATCATCGATCTCACCATCATCGAAGAAGTCTGCCGCAGCGTTGGTGGTCATGCCCCCGGCGCCGCCGAAGGTTTCGTCCTCGCGCACCAGTTGGACCGCCTCCAGCAGGAAGGTCACGCCCTTGATGGTCTGGGTGACGACCTTGCCGTTGGGTTGGCGCACCCGCTCGCTGCTCATGTAGCTCATGGCATTGACGGCGAACCGGCACCAGTAGCCACCCCTGATGACGATGCCACCTTCGAGCGGCCGACTGTTGGACCCGACCTGCAAGGGCTTGTTCTTGCTCTTGCAGTTGATGAACGTGCGCCCCAGGAACCACTCGCCCTTCTTGACATCGGAGGGGTTGTCGGGGTCGCCCTTGTGGAACGGGAACTGGAGTTTCTTCATGTCCTCGCCCGGCCACGTTTCCTTGGCGCAGTCGAGGCAGGCTTTCTTCAACTGACGCAGATCGGCGTCGTCGTCGAAGATGAGGTAAGCCTTGTACTTGTTGTCAGCGAACTGCCCGGTCGAGTCGGGCTTGTCCAGCTTGGGCCAGCCTACGCGACCCACGGGGGTCTTGAGGCGGTTGATGTAAACGGGCTTGAACCCGTCGTTCGTCTGTTCAGCCATGATTGTACTCCTCGGCCTATTCGGCGATGATTGTGTCGGCCCACATGGCAGAGGGGCTCGACAAATGGATGGGTATTTTATGGGTCATATATTTTATGTCAACGAGGCAAAAAGACCCCAGCTCGCCGAGGCAGGAACCGAACAGGGAGACTGCGAGCGACGAGCGGGGGCGACAGCAACACACTGTCAGATTTATCAGCCTTCCATTTCCGGTTGTACCGGATGGCCATGGGCTCGATTGACTTCTTGGTCATGGTCTTGCCGGCAGCGTGCCAGTAGAGCGGCATGCCCTGGCTGATTGCTGCCGCACGAACCCCATGCTCTCCGATACAACTGCTTTCTATTTCTTACTCAAAGCGTTTAAGCTTTGATGAGTAGTTCCTGCTTCAACCAGACTAGTTTCACGTAGATCGAAAAGATCTTCGCCAGAGCTTGTCTGTCCACAGGCTTCAAATTCCCTCAAGCCGAGGGTATGTATGTTCTTTGCTGCATTCAGGTCACGATCACATTCGTAACCACAAACGCATGCAAACGTTCGTTCTGACAAAGGCATAGTCTGAATTATAGTTACTCATAATATCAACAAATGTCTCTATTACAAGTTTTAATGACAAGAGGGACTATATGCTCCTCTCCACCTTCAATCCAAAAGAAGCCTGTTCTAATCGTTTCTTGTGACACTCCACGGGGCAAGCCCCATGGCTTCTGCTTAGTTACTAAGCATTCTTTTCTTGTTTCAACGTACGGCTCTATTGAG